TAGTTTGACCTGGTAATGTAGTAATAATAGATATTCTACTCCTACCTAAAATAGGAAATATAACATCTTCTGACCACTGCTTTAAGGATGGAAATTCATCAGCCATTTCCATCCATTCATGGTTTTTTTCCATTATTGGAACATGCCAACAATTTCTAAATTTGTCTGGAATAAGTTTTTGGAAGTTTACATCATTTAACTTATCTAAACAATCTCTAGGAGCATTTTCTATATCTAACGGAAGATATAAAAGTTTATCAAACATTATTCACTGTTTGCTGCTTGATCTTGTTGATATGTTTCACACATTTGAATTAATTGAACTGATTGATCTCTTAATTGACCAAGTGTAGAAAGTTCTTCACCTTTTACAGCTCCTCGTTGAACCATTGTGTCTATAACAGCTACTGTTGATCTGCAAACTCTATTTGCTAAATCATATACAGGAGCATGTGATTCATGTGCCAAACTCACTTCTTCATTCGGATTATCTTTTTTATCTTTATCTGCCATTTTCTTCTCCAAAGGTTGACGTTTTTTCTAATGCAATCCAGTACTTTACTTTAGTACTAACACTACAAAATTCTGATATTAGTTTTTTTGATATATTAACTTTATAGTCATCTGCTATAAGTTTAAGATTAGTAATATTTAAATAGAACTTAAAAGTATCTGTTTTATATACCCCATCTACTAAAATAGAATATTTATTAGATGTAGCATTTTCAGGATCTACAACACTTAACTTAATAATTCCTTCATCAGGTTCTATCATTATTTGTTGATATGAAAATATACCTGCAGCTTTCTTTAAACCATTTATAGTACTTTGATCTAATGTAAATGATACATCTGATTCAGGCATTTCTATAGGTTTTTGTGGAGATGTTAACATTTCAGTATCAGCATAATAATAATCTACTACAGCTCTACCAGCATTACCTCCAACTTGCATAAAATGTTTTTCAAACGATATTGAAGGTCTATCTACTAAATCTAAAGCACATAAAAAATTATGTAAATCATATATACCAATTTGAGTATCGAATTTTTCTGGTACTTCTGCTTCAGCTAATATATTTTTAGCTTCAGATATAGTAAGAATTTTATTACCAGGTTTAATTACAATATTGCTGTTTATACTAGCAAAGTTTTGTAATAGTTTTACAGTATTAGCACTTATTTCCATTATACAATCCTACTAAAGTTTTTCTCTTTTTTCATTTCTAATCTATTTTCAAATTTACCATCTAATAATTCACCTTTATGTGATATTACAAATACATTAGTATCATTACCTAAAGTATAAATGATTTTCATTAAATTATCAACACCTTCGTGATCTAAACTCGAATCAAATGTCTCATCTAATATAAGAAGATTAGTAGCCACACTATTCTTCATTTTAGCTATCTGTCTCCAAGTAAATAATAAGGCAAGATCTATTCTCTGTTTTTCTCCTTCAGAAAATGAATCATAAGTGAAATTGTCTCTGAATCTTGATTTGATTGTTTCTTGAAAAGCCTCATCTAGATTGAAAGAAACAAAGAAATCTAATATCTGTAAGTATTGATTACATAGTTTATTTATCACCGGTAAATATTGCTTAACTATTTTTGTTTTGATTCCTGTATCTCTTAACATTTGAGATACTACTTGATCATAATTATTTTGTTCATTCAATACTAGTTTTTCTTCAACAAGATTAGTACCATTTTGATTGAGGTCTTCTAGTTCTGTTTTAGCTGATTCTAAATCTGCTGCTTGACCTATATTTTCTATTTCTTTCATAGTTCTATCAATATAAGAATAATATTGTTCTATAGATTGATTATTACTATGCAAGTCTGTTTGATATTGTCTAATAGTTTTTAATTCTTGTTCTAATGAATCTAAGTATTTTTGTTTACTATCTAAATTGTTATCAGCTTTTATCATAGCTTCTTGTAAATCTTTAGCTTTATTTTTTCCTGTTAGAATACGTTGATTCTTTACTTCTATTGTTATAGATTGATCACAAGTAGGACATATATCATTATCCTCAAAAAACTTTACTTCTTTCACTATTTTGTTAACTTGTGTAGAAAATTTAGTTTTGTAAGTATTAAGTTGAGATATAGCTGATTGTGTTTGACTTATATGTGTTTCAGTAGTTTCTAAATTGTCATCTATTTTTTTAGATAGTTCACTATTAGCTGCTTGTATCTTTTCAATCTCTTGTCTATAATCTTCTATCTGATTTTGTTTTTCTACTTTAGCTTCATTATTAAGAGCTTGTATATCTTTTATATATTTTTTCTGAGCATCAACCTTTGTTTTATTAACTTCTATATCATGTGTAATATTTTTTATCTGTTCCTTCAATGCAGATATTTTTTCTTTCAATAATGAATTCATTTTACTGAATACATTAATGTCCAGAAGATCCTCAATAACATCTCGACGGTGGTTAGCTGAGAGTTGCATGAAAGGAATGAAGGAGGAGGATCCCAGCACCACTATCTGATGAAAACTCTTATGATTGAGTTTTAAGATGTTTTGCTCAAGGATCTTCTGGTACTCTTTGGCGTGAGATGCTTGATTTATCATCACGTCGCCTTTCCATATTTCAAATATATTAGGTTTAATTCCTCTTACTATTTTAAAATCAGAACCCAATACATTGAAAGTTACTTCTACAATACAGTTTTTATTATTGATAGAATTTGTTAATTGTGCTTTAGATATATTTCTATGAGCTCTACCAAATAATGCAAAACTAAGTGCATCTAATAATGTGGATTTACCTGATCCATTATGACCAATTACCAATGTTGTTTTAGATGCTTGTAAATCTATTTCCGACCAATTGTTGCCTGTCGAAAGAAAATTCTTCCATTTTAAATTATTAAAAATTATCATTTATAACTTTACTGCTAGAATAATTAGTATACCAACTAAAAGTATATTTGTCAATATCATTTGAATACAAAGAATTAAATGATACCAAACCCATCTGTGTTTGTATAAAGTATGAATATTTACTTTAGTATCAACTTCAGATGAATCTAATAGATCATCTGTTATTGACTTTTTGTTTCTAAAATGCTTTAACAAATCCATCATGCTATCTCTAAAGATTGTGCCTCAATCATTAATTCTGACATCTGTTTTTTTATACGATTTTTATCAAGATCTGTTTCTACAGCATCAATGTAAGTATACAACAAATCATTAGTATCTTCAACAGATATTTCTTCATCTTCTACATTTTCACCCAAAAACTCATTAAAGTTTTCTGCTATTTTTAATTCATATATATCTCTATTTTGTATACGGTCAATAAATCTATCAAAAGTAAACGTATCACTTTTATTAATAACTATTACTTTAACAAACTTATTTTCTACGCCAGATAGATCATAATGTAAATAATCTTCTTTTGTATCATCATATACTATCTTATAAAATAATGTATTAGGATTTTGTATAGGAGTTAACTCTCTTGTTTCTGTATCTAATATATGAAAATATTTTGGATCATGTGCATCATTCCAAAAAAATTCTAGTTGTGTTCCTAAATAGTGAATGTTACCTTGTGAACTTTTATGATGATAATGTCCTGATAATACCATTTCATATTTTTTGAATATAGATCTATTAACTCCATGAGGTGACAATTGTCCTCTGAAAACTTCAAATCCTTCTATCTCAAAATGACCTGCTAATATATCACATTTAGCTTTTTTTATAAATTCAAAACTCTTTTCTTCATTTTCTGGAGATATCCATGGAACCACTCCTATACTTAGATTACCATATTGTATAATAGATGGATCTAGAATTATGTTGACTTCATTCATATAATGTCCTAGAAGTTCTTTTAAAGAATTTAGATCATTTGTATTTTTATAAAATGTATCATGGTTTCCACAAATTATATCCATTGTAATACCATGATCTCTTAGTTTAGCTAGAAACATTTTTCTGTTACGGTGAAGAGCTCTAAAATTTATAAACTTTCTATTATCATAGTAATCACCAAGATGCAACACGTGATTAATACCATTTCCCAAAAGATAAGGAAAAAATACATCATTGTAAAATTTTTCTGCATTATCGAGAAATATGTCAGAACTATTACGAATGCCAGCATGAGTGTCATTTATTATTGCTACCTTCATGTTGATAATACCACTACAACTGAAACTAATACTAATACAATTATACTTACTGATAATAATATTATAGGAAAACTTTTCATTATAAAAACTCACTTAAATCAGAATCAGCTGTAATATTTTTACCTCTTTTCATTTTTTTCTTTTCCTTTTCAACATAATCTTTAAATAAATCATCCTTTTCTTTAACCTTATCAATACGATCTTTTAATGTATCAATAAAAGCACCTACTACTGAGTTAGTTTGAGCATCACCATCTGATACAATATATTCTTCAATACCAGATGAAGTCATATACTTTAATTTAATGTCTTGTTGTTTCTTTTCTTTAGCAATACGTCTAAGAAATGCATACCATGATATTTGTGTAAAATAAGCAAATCCATTTGGATTACCAGTTCTTGTTGCTGCTTCTAAATTGTAATTACCAATTGCTTTCAAACAGTTTTCTACTGCATCCATAACCATTTCTTCTCTATAAGTGTATCGTATAAAGTTAGATTTATGTGATAAACCTTCTGCAATTTTTAAGAAACATTCAGCTAGGTAATTGGGTACCACTGGTAATGATTTATTATCTTTTTTTGCTTGATTGAGAACTGTACAATAATCCACAACTGCTTGTGAAAATTCTTTATTGTTCACATAATGTATGTTTTGTCTTTTTGCCATAATGTACCTCAGTTACTATATTATAATATATTTTCTTCTAAAAGACTACTAAAAAAAACTGTTGACCTTTTTTAATTTTGATGTATAATCATAGATGCTTCTATGGGAGGCAGTATATCTATTTTACTAAAAACCCTAGTCTTGGGTCTTCGAGTTGACCATCTGCATCATCATATGATTCTATATATGTGTATCCTTCAAACTCTTTATGTTGTCTAACTCCAAATGGCCAAGATTTCCAAACTGGAACCATAACATTATAATCTGGATCTTGAGAAACTCTTAAATGAACCTCTATAGGTTTATCTCCTTTAAATTCTACATTAATACAATGC